TGGAGATGGGTGCGGGAGAAGGGGACGTGGGCATCAGCGAAGGCCAACTACAAGGGGGCCAAGCCCAACGTCGATCCCCTCGTGCGCCACCTGGGCACCCTCCTCGAGGGCGACGCCGGGTTTCTCCTTGACATCTGCCGCCGCGCCGGGATACACCGGCAAACCCTGCGACGATGGCTGGCGGGCGAGCGCACCCCCAACCTCGCTGACTTCCTCGCAGTCCTTCAAGTTACTGGCCACACCCTTACCATCAAGAGGATACCCCATGATAACCAATAAGTTCAACCTGCCCACCCCCATCTACAATGCAGTCGTCAATGACGACTACGACGATGGCGGCGCGGACATCACTGCCTCTTCCCTCTGGAAGCCCACCCAGATGGTGGCCCTCACCCGCAAGCATCGCAACGAGCTGGAGGTCGATGCCTCCGATCTCCTCGGCACCCTCCTCGGCAAGGCACTCCACGAGTACGTCTCCAGGCGGGACAACGAGGCAGTGGTGGAGCAGCGCATCTTCACCCACGTGGAGGGCAAGACCCTCTCGGGGCAGTTCGACCGCCTCATCGTGGAGGACTCCACCATCCAGGACTACAAGGTTACCAGCGTTGCCCGCTTCAACCACCAGAAGGGGGAGGCCGAGTGGGAGCAGCAGCTCAACACCTACGCCTTCCTCCTGCGCCGCCACGGCATGGAGATCAAGTCTTTGCAGGTGGTTGCCATCCTCCGTGACTGGATGGAGTGGAACACCCGCAACCTCGACTACCCCACCCTCATGGTGCAAGTGGTGGACATCCCCCTCTGGTCTCCCGAGGAGGCAGAACGTCGCATCTCGCAGCGCGTCAAGGAGCATGACAGTCCCCAGCCCTGCACCGACGAGGAGCGGTGGCACCGCCCCCCTAAGTTTGCCGTCATGAAGAATGGGCGCAAGTCTGCCATCAAGCTCTTCGACACGAGGGAGGACGCCGCCGCCTTCATCGCCAGTGCCACCGACGCCCGCTACCTCTACCTTGAGGAGAGGCCCGGCTCCTACCTGCGCTGCCAGAAGTATTGCAGCGTCGCCTCCTTCTGCCCGCAGTGGCAGGCCGACCCCACCCGCACCCATGTTGAGGAGTAAGAAGGCGCGGGCCGCCATCCTCATGCAGGTCACTGAGTTCACGGCGCAGTCGGTGTGCCGTGACTTTCCCATCCTCTCCCTCCCCGATGTGCAGGCGCAGCTAGCCCTCCTCATCAAGGAGGGGAAGGTGGAGACGGTGGCCCGCCTGAGGGGAGCCAATGCCCACGGGACTGTCACCATCTACACGGTGGTGCGCACTCCCCTCCCCAAGGATCCAGAGAAGCACCTAGCCCGGCTGATGGGAACCCTTCGCTATGACAGTCCTCGCCCTCCTCATCTGCTACCTCCAGCCCAACCTCGAAACCCTGACCATCGACCGCATATGCAGCGGCTACCATGAGGTAACCCATGGCTACCAGGAATGCCAGGCAGTCGCCCGACGAATGCGCGCAGCCTTCCACCCCCCGGCGAAGGTCGTCCTCCACGAGTGCTTCAAGGCACACGCACATTGGGGGTTCGATCTTCAAGGGGTCCCGACAGTTGATGATCCTCGTGGCAGTGGAGGCTCGACCTTCACTCTGCGAGGAGATAGCAACACTCGTCGTTGACCATCTCAACCGGAGAAAGAAATGAACCCCGTAGATATCGCAGCCCACATCGAAGCCCTCAACCTCTTCATGGTCAACGCCATCGTGAGGGGCCGCCTCGAAGTGAGGACTTCTGACGAGCAGACCGCCCTCGAGTACTACACTCGGTTCACCGACATGGTCACCGCCGCCGAGTCCTTCCTTGGCATCAACTATGACAAGGACATCCCATGACCCCGTGGGATCGACGCTTCCTCGACCTTGCCCACCATGTCTCGCAGTGGAGCAAGGACCCATCCACCAAGGTGGGCGCAGTCCTCGTGGGCCCGGACAAGAGGCAGGTAGCCCTCGGCTACAACGGGTTCCCCCCGGGTATCCAGGATGCTCCCCACCGCCTGAAGGATCGCGCCACCAAGTTGCGCCTCATGCAGCATGCGGAGCGCAACGTGCTTGACAACGCCACCTTCCCCACGATAGGTGCCACCCTCTACGTCACCCATCCACCCTGCTGCAACTGCGCCCTCTCCATCATCACGAAAGGAATCTATCGTGTGGTATCATCTCCAATGTCTCCCGACTTTTCTTCGCGATGGTGCGAGGAAGTCGATCACAGCCGCTACATCCTGCGCGAAGCAGGTGTACGCTGCGATTTTTAACCTCGATGTCCTGCTGCCCACACTCATCGTCTGCTACATCCTGATGCAGGCGGCAATCACCATCGACTTCATCCTCAGGATCTTCTGATGCCCACGCTCAAGGCGACCATCAACAAGTTTCCCCCCGGCACCCCTGTCAAGACGGTTGACGAGGTTCGCCCCGACATGCTAGTCCCCTCCTACGATATCATCCTCCCTGACGGGACGATGTCGTGGGCCTACGATTATGAAATCGAATGGAGTGATGAATGCCAACCTTCTCCCAACACCCCAACCAGAAGCGAGTGAAGCTCCTGCTGGTAGGGGATCCGGGCGCCGGCAAGACCGGCCTCCTCGCAACCCTCGCCAACAGCGACTACAAGGTTCGCATCGTGGACCTCGACAACAACCTGGCGATCCTCTCGGCCTACCTGCAGAAGGGCAAGGCGGACAACATCTCCTACTACTCCATCCCCACCAAGGACCCGGAGTCGTGGAAGAAGTCCATCGCCATCACCACGCAGTGGAAGCTGCCCGACGAAGACCTTGGGGATCTCACCACGTGGGATAGCAACACTGTCCTCGTCGTTGATAGCGCCACCTTCTGGAACGACACGTGCATGGCCACGGTCCTCAAGGAGAACAACGTCGCGGACGACAAGGCTGGGTTCGACCAGTCCCTGTGGGGCGTCATGTCCAAGCGGTTCGAGAACCAGGTGGCGCGCCTCACCAGCGACCGATACAAATTCCACTTGATTTTCATCTCGCACATCCGCATGATCGAGAACAAGAAGACGGGCGGCGTGATGCGCGCCTTCCCCTCCTTCCTCGGCCAACAACTCCCCAACGTGGTGGCTCGCTACATGAACAACGTCTGGCTCGCTACCCGCAAGGATGGCAAGCCGGTCTTGCATACGCAAACCACCCGTGATATGGGTTACCTGAAATGCAGCGCACCCCACAAGGTGGCGGCAGAGGCACCGTTCGATCTGGGTGCCGTCTTCAAGCAGATCGAAAACTGAAAGGAAAATCATCATGTCCATGCTTCACAAGGTGTTCACCCCGGAAGAGATCGAGACCCAGCGGTACCACCCGCCCGGTCGCTACGTCGGCTACATCACGGGCTGGGAGAACGGTACTGCCCAGACCGGCACCGAGTACATCCAGTTCACCCTCAAGGCTCGCGATGGTCTCTCGGGCCAGGATCTCAAGGGGGTGGAGCTGAACCGCGAACTCAACTCGAGGCGCTTCTACCTCAGCGACAAGGCCATCTCGCAGTTCTGGACCGCCATCGAGCGAGCCAATCCTGCCATCAAGTCCGCGAGCATTTCGCCCGCTGACGCGGCCGAGTCCATCGTCGGCACCGAGGTGGAGTTCGACTACCTCGCGGAGAAGAACAAGCAGACCGGCAAGGAGTACCTCAACGTCTCCCGTTGGAAGCTCCCGGCCTGACACCTGGCGTCACCTGCCCAGTGGTGAGCGAGGGGGCGGCAACCCCCACCCTATTCCCCTAGCCGCAGTGCGCGATGGGGGGTGAGCGGCAGCATCCTCAAGGCTGGAGACTCGCACTGCGGCCTCCATGGGTGAGTCTCCAGCCATCTGCCGCACCTTCCCTCAGGAGTCCCCCATGATTTTCACAGCAGGCATAATTCTCTTCATCGCCGCATGGATTGCCATCCAGATTGTGTACCGGCCAATTTACCACGCAGGTTCCCTGTTGGAATTGGTAGTAGCGATCTGCTTGATTCTCGGGGTGGTCCTGATGCTGGCGTCCGTAGGGATACTGGCCTGGAACTACCTGCCCTGACATGCTTGCCCTCTTCGATTACCCCTCGGTGCAGGATGTCAAGGAGGGGCGGCATGTCAGCGGCTACCCCGCCGCCCTCCTGGGGATAGCAACGCGCTACGCCGGGTGCGGCCCCCTCGAGATGGACACGTTCCTCCCCGAGACCCCGCGCTTCGGCAACCCCTCCTCCTTCTTCCATCCACGAAAGGACTGTCCCAATGACGCAGTGGGAAACCCCCTACACCCTAAGTACGGATACCTCCGGGGGGACCTCCTCCCTCATTACCATCGAGTACGTGAACGCTGCAGGTCTGCCCGACTCGTACTTGCTCTGGGTGACCTTGCCCTTTGGGCCCTCACAGGTGAGAAGCTGCAAGATCACCGGGGTACCACCCTCTACACTCCCGAGGGAGTGAGGGTAATCCCCACCCACAACCCGCGCGCCCTGGTGAAGGACCAGTCCCTCCTGCCCATCCTCTCCATGGACCTGAAGAAGGCGTGGCAGGAATCCCTCAAGGAGCGCAGCGTATTCCCTTCCCGCCGCATCCACATCATCGAGTCCCTGCGGGACATGGACTTCGCGGTCTCCGCCATCCTCAAGGGGGAGCAGTTCGCCTTCGACATCGAGACGGCCCGGGGCCAGGTCACCATGATCTGCTTTGCCAACAGCCCCACCAATACATTCGTCCTGCCCTTCTGGTTCCACTCCCACAACTTCTGGGACGAGGAGACCGAGGTGCAGATGTGGCTGCGCGTCCAGAAGCTGATGGCTTCCCCGCTGCGCAAGGTGGCGCACAACTCCGTCTACGACCTCACCTACCTCAGGGCGATGGGGTTGAAGGTGTGCTTCCCCGTCGATGACACCATGCTCAAGTCCCACTCCAACGAGATCGAGTGGTTGAAATCCTTGGGCTTTCTGGGTAGCATCTACTGCAACGAGAAGTCATGGAAGAACATGCGCGTTGGCAAGGTGAAGGACCGGAACAAGAAAGATGAGTGATGCCACAGGAATTGCTGTCGAAGGAATGGGATTCGACAGGCTACGCCTTTGACCTGTCGGAGGAGAGCAAGACCCTCCGCCCCGAGGAGAGGCTCTTCCTCGCCATCATCATGCAGGCGGTGGAGGATGCCACCTCCCTCAAGCCAGGCATCGTGCGGGACCAGGCGCGCAGCGTCCTCTTCACGTCGTCGGCCACCCCCCTCAAGGACATGTGCCTGCTCCTCGACATAGACCCCGACTACCTGGCCCGAGGTGTAAGGAAGATGATTGCGGAGGGGAGGACCTTGCGCCGTGAAGTATGAACCCCCCGCCCTCCTCTTCATCACCAACACGCCCGAAGGAATCATTGCCAACGTCATGCTGGGTGGTGTACTCACCAAGATCCCGCTGACCCGCCGCCACGCCCTCGCCCTCCTCGGGCAACTGGCGGACGCCATCGAATGGAGCCACCACCTTGCGGACAATCGCGACCGATAACCTCCCCTCCATGGATCCTGCCCTCCAGCAGATGATCTACAATGGGCTCGATGGGATGCTCACCCTTGAGGTGGATGCTGCCATCCCCCACACCCCCACCTACGAGTTCGAGCGCAGCCTCGTGCCCCTCGCCCTTACCATGATGGAGCGGGGCATCCTCGTGGATACTGGCCGCCGCGACGAGATGGTGCAGCACCTCGAGGTCCGCCTGGCCAAGGTCCTCAAGGGGTTCGACTACCTGTGTGCCACCCTCTGGAACACCAAGATCAATCCCCGCAGCTACCTCCAGATGCAGGACCTCCTCTACAAGAAGCTGTACCTGCCCGAGGTCATCTCCTCCAAGAAGGGGGAGAAGAAAGTCAGCACCGACCGCGATGCCCTCGAGAGGTTGGGCCGCGACTACGTGAGGGCCCGCCCCTTCGCGCAGCACCTCCTGCGCATCCGTGACCTGGAGAAGACCATTGATGCCCTTACCAAGAAGCTCTCCCCCGCCTCTCGGTGGCATGCCAACTTCAACATTGCAGGAACTGATACCGGACGTTGGTCGTCTTCTAGCCATCCATTTGGTTGGGGATCTAACTTTCAGAACCTTGACGATTACGTCCGCCGCATATTCATACCGGACGAGGGCCACATCTTCTTCAATTGCGATCAGCAGGGCGCAGAGGCCCGCGTCGTGGGGTACCTGGCCGGAGACGATGCTTACATCAAGGCCGTCGAATCTGGGGATGTCCATACCATGGTGGCCGCTATGGTCTTCGGCTTTGAACCTAGGCGAGAGCTGGCGGATCGCAAATACTATCGCGAGATGTCCTTTCGCGACATCGCAAAGAGAGCGGCTCATGGCAGCAACTATGGGGGCACCGCTCGCACGATTGCTGGCGTCCTCAAGGTAGAGATCAAGATCATCGAGGACTTCCAGCGCAAGTACTTCCGCACCTTCCCCAACCTCCACAAGTGGCAGGTGTGGGTGGCGCAGCAGGTGCAGACCCTCCGCCAACTGGTCACCCCCTTCGGGCGGGTCCGCAACTTCTGGGACAACCCCAGGGATGACGCCACCATCCGGGCGGCCATCGCCTTCGTCCCCCAGAGTACGGTTGGTGACCTCACCTCTCGGGGACTCCTTGCCCTGCACCAGAACCTCCCCGACGTGCAAGTCCTCAACAACATCCACGATGCGGCCTTCGGGCAGATCCCCATCCACATGAAGGATGAGCTGCTCCCCCGCATCATCGAGACCCTAACATACCCGTTGCAGGTCAAGGACATATGGGGTAACATCAGGGAGATGACGATCCCATGGGAGTCCCAGGTCGGGATGAACTGGGGCAAGAAGAAGAAGGACAACCCGGATGGACTCGCCTGACTACCTGGCAAGCAAGTTCCATAGTGAGCGCCTGGCCGCTACCGTCCGCGCCTACTGGCGCAAGAAGGGGCTGGAGCCCCAGGTCTGGGTCGAGAAGGAAGGTACCCTGTATGTCGTCCGCAGCAATCTCCTCCACACGTTTCCGCCTCCCCAACAGGCGTGAGTCCACCATCGAGGACCTCTACTTCAATGGGGAACGCTACCACATCTCCTACTCCACCCTCGGGGGAAAGGTGTGGGAGATCTTCATCTCGGGTCCCCGGGCAGGCACCGACCTCTACGCCATATGCTGCACCGCCGCCACCCTGGTGTCCCTCGCCCTGCAGCATGGGGTGCCCCTCGAAGTGATGCGCGAGGCTGCCCTCCGTGACAAGGAGGGGAACCCCGTCGAGATCGTGGGAGCCGTCCTCGATGTCCTCGCCAACGCTGGGGCCTAGGCCCACCTTCCTCCGCGACGGCAAGCCCACGCGCATCCAGCGCAAAGGCCTCCTCTACGAGAAGAAGGTGGTGCGCCACCTCGTGGAGGAAGGGGACCTCTCCACCTTCATCATCCATGGGCAGTGGATCTACTGGGACAAGGCCGTGTGCCAGCCCGACATCATCGTCATCCCCCTGAAGGGGCCCGTGGTGGTGGTGGAGGTCAAGCTGACGCGCAAGCGCCCCGTGGAGAAGAAGCTCCGCGAAGTATACGGGGAGGCCCTGCAGCGCATCTTCGCTGGACGCCCCCTGTCCTTCTGCCAGATCTACAAGAACCTTGACGGCGGCGAACCTTTCTCGCTAGAACCGTGGGACATCCTCACCCTCAAGCCCTTCGAGTATGGAGAGATCCAATGGAGATAGCCTCCGTGAATGTCCCGGTCCCCCTGCGCACCAGCGTGTTTATTTCGGGCGGTGCGATTAGCGTGAGTTTGGAAGTGGGGGGTTGCGAGGCGGCGCGAGCCATCGTCTCCCTCGACTCCCTCCTGCAGGAACACCTGGACATGCACGAGTTCTATCGGGGCGGAGGCTATTCCCGGGAGGTCCTCATCGATCTCTTCCAGCTACGGAAACTGGTAGATTCCTACATCCGAAAGGTGAAGGCTAGCCCAGCAAAATCTGCAGCTTCACGGACTCGAGGATCCCGGCCATATGCACGGGGGAAATGAGACCGGCGATGGAGCCGAAGGAGTCGTTGTCCTTCGTCACGCCCACCACCACGAAGCCTTCCAGCTTCCCCTCCTGGGCAATCTTCTGCAGCTCTGCGAGGGCCTGCATGATCTCGGGCATGCCGGTGTCGCCCTCCGCTGCAGGGCGCATCCCTTCGGGGATCTTCTTCCCCCGGAAGTCCACGATGTCAGCCACGCTTGATCTCCTTCAGCATCTTCTTGGCCTGGGCACTCAGGTTCTTGGGCTTGCCCTGCGCCATCTTCTTCTTCATGGGGGGCTTCGATACCTGCTGCGCGATCTGGGCGCGGGAGATGGTCATCGCAACTTCCTCTTCTTGGTGATGCAGCCCAGGGGGATCATCATCTCCCCCCAGTAGCTGGGGTCATTGGTATCGTGGAGGTCCATCGTACTGACGATGAGGACACTCGTATCTGTGATCCTGTGGACCCAGCCCACCGTCTTGATATGGGGGGCCTGCAGCGAATCGATCTCGCGCTTCTCCCGCCACTCGTGACCCCCGAGGGTCGCGGCGTCCACCCACTCCAGGTAGTAGAGGTCACCCGCCTTCACTTGTCCAACCCATGGCGCGGGCAAACCCGACGATGGCCCCCCTGTCCTCGGGGTGCAAGGCAAGGTAGGATTCTACCGTAGCGCGGAGGTCATGCTCCGACACCCCGGCGTTGGGCCCGTACATGTAGCAGCTACCTACCAGCGGGGGCAGGTCCCAGCTCTCATTAAAGTGTGCCATGGAACTTCCAAGCCTTTCCTTCGGTGACGATGCAGGCCACGTCGCCCTTCACCCCCACGAGGGTCCAGCTCGAGGAGCTGGCGTAGAGGGTGTAGGCGATCTCGGGCGCGATGAAGGTAACCTGAGGCCTCTCCCCGAAATTGTCAAGCAGGAAGGAGGCGACCTTGGAGGCGGGCCCGCAGTTGGCCCACGCCAGCCCCGGCACCAGCACCCCCAGGATGACTAGGACGTAGCGCACATCTTCCTCCCCATCGTCTCCACCTGCTTGACGCGCCTCTCCCAGCCCCCGCCGAAGGTACCCCAGATGGAGAGGGACTTCAGGAAGTCCAGCCTGCGCTGGCATAGCGCACCCACGAGGGTGGGGGCATCCGTCTTCTGGATGGCCCACAACGTCTTGGGACCCAGGGCCCCATCGGCAGTAACCCCAAGGGTTTCCTGCACCGCAACTACCGCCCTCTTCGGGCCGGAGTTCACGGCGTAGTCGAAGAGGCAGAGGTCCACCCCCCTGGGTAGCTCATCCCCCCGCACCTTGTCCCAGTACCACGGCTTGTAGATCTGGCGCAGGTGGTCATCAGGGATGTTGCGCAACTCCTCCTTGGTAGCCTCGCGGCCCAGCCAGGTGGAGTAGGTACCGATGGTGACCCCCTTCATGGTGGCCCCACCGGGATCCTTGGGGTGGTCGGCCCAGCCGCCCTCGTGCTTGAGGACCTCCACGAGACAGGCCTCGAAGTTGTCCTTCATGTTAAGAGATCCTCGATTTCTGTACGTGTCGGGGGAACGTGTTAAGAGGCTAGACGCTTGTCGAGGCTGCGCAGGCCGCCCATGCCCAGCATGGCGAAGACCAACTCCCACAGCATCCCATCAAGGCCGGGCATCGGGGGCACCTGCACCCCGGCAGCACCCAGCACCCACGGGAGGAGGGGCCGCGCGAGGAACTGGTAGGCGAGGGCAGCACCACATACCCAGCCGATGAAGGGACGCCACCCGCCCTTGAAGATGCCGTCGCTCCCTGCCTCCACCTTGTTCAACTCGATCTGGGCGAGGTCACCCTGCTGCGCCATCTCGAGGAGGCGCACCTGCATCTCGGCCTTGGCCTTCTCAGCCTGCGACTTGTCGGGGATCAGCTTGTCGAGGAGGCCCCCCAGCATGGGGAGCAGGGCAGTGACGAGGGGCAGCATCTTACTTCCTTTCCCCGGAGGGGCTCACGGGCCAGCTCTTCCTGGCAGGACCAGTCTTCTTGCGGGCCATGGTGGCCTTCTGCGAGGGAGACATCTTGGCTGCGGCGGCAGCGGGACGGCAGGCGGGGTAGCCCCGGGACTTCTCGGCCCCACTCCGGCCGCAGGCCTTGCCCGTCTTTACGTCAACCCACTTCTCACCGAACCACTTGCCGAGGCCGCCCTTCACTTCTTCTTCACGCGATTATCCGCGCCTCCCCAGCTCCCGCCCTTCTTCTTGTACTCCTTGGCGGCCCACGCATTGGCATAGGCGCTGGGGTACACATCGAACTTCTGCTTGGCGGCAGCCTTCGTGGCAGCCCAAAGCTTAGGGTTCTTGGGGGTGGACTTCATGTCAGCAGTTCCACTTTCTTGCAACTACTGCAACGAAACTTTCCTTCGACGTTTGGAGTCTTGGGGGTAGGTCCCCAATCTCTCTTCAATTGCACCGCCATGCCCTCAAAGATTTATTGACTCTGGAATTAGGATCGTTTGCTGTCTTTGAGGAGGTTAACTTCTTCTTTAACCCCTTCATGCGGGCACAGAAGCTATCGCGGCGGGGACCACCCTCGGGCTGCGGTGCCTTGAGACCGGGCTTGCCAGGGTTGGCCCTGTTGTAGGCGGCGCGGCCCTTCTCGTTGAGACCCCCCTTGGGGTTCTTGCCTTCGGCGCGCTGCCACGCGGGTGTCTTAGCCATATGCCTGCTCCAAGCTGCGGGTGCTGATGAACTCCCAGCCATCCTGGGGGAACCCCCCGGACACGCCCTTGAGCAGGGTCAGGCCGGAAGTCCACATACCCTGGGCAGGTCCAGCATACCCTTCTTTTTGCTGGGGGTCAAGATAGCACCCGGCCACCAGCCCCATCATCTTGTGCTTGCCCTTGCGCACCGCCACGTCCCAGATGTGGGAGTGGCCCATGATGCAGGAGCGGTACTGCTTCTTGAGGAGGGTGGCCGCCGGGTACTCCCCACCCACGCTCTTCCCCATCACGCCCGTGACGAAGTAGTGGGAGGCCGCCATCCCCTTCACCTCGTACTCCTCGAGGAAGTGGACTACCTCCCACCCCTGCAGGAAGAGGTTGGATGTGCCGAGGGTACCCTGCAGCTCGGGGACGTTGTCGAGGGCGCGGTCGATGCGGGCCTCATGATTCCCCATGAGGAAGACCTTCTTGCCCTTCCACTCCCCCATGATGCGGAGGGCCACGTTGGCAGCCTCGATGTCGGCAGCCACGGTGCGCCCATCGAAGGAGGCCTTGCGCTTCCCGCTCCCCGTGAGGGAACTCCCATCGTAGCTGCTGAGGGAGGGCATGTCGGCCAGATCCCCCAGGCACAGGAGCATGTCGGGGGAAGTATCCTTCAGGTACTGGAGGAGCCAGCGGAAGCGGCGGGGATTGACCCCCGGCCTGGCGTGGGAGTCGGGGAGGACAAGGATGTTCACTTGAAGATCTCCTTGAGGGTGGGCAGTTCCTGCTGCTTGCCGCCCAGGATGGCGCGCCAGATGGCGGGACCCATTCCCTCCCCGTGGCAGTAGATGCGGATCCCCATCATCTTCGCATTCTCGAAGAAGTACTGGGCGTCCTGCGAGGCTGCGATCAGCTCCCCCGTACTCCAGAAGCGGGGGCCTCCCTTGCCCACCGTCACCTGCATGTACTTGGGGCGGCCCTGCTCGTCCTTCGCGGCCTTGTCGATCTGCCCCTCGGGGTAGCAGAAGTCGAAGCCGAAGAGGTGGTACTCACGGTAGCCCAGGGCCTGGCCCACGCTCACCATGCGCCACGCAGCGCACGTACCCCCATTGATGAGGAGGGAGTCCACGGGGAACACCTCGCTCTTGAGGAGGGCCTGCGTCATGGCATGCCAGCCCCACACGTTCTTCGTCCTGCCCAGGATGTGGCGCGTCACCGAGGGGTCCGACATCGAGGCCACCAGCACCTTCGTGGAGGGTGGGATATCCTCGAGGAGATCGGAGCGGCGCACCCCATGGGTGCTGATGCCCTCGACGGGGCGCGGGTCCAGCAGGATGAGGTACTCGGGGTCAACGCCCCAGCCCACCACGGTGGGGAGGGAGTGCTTCACCACCGCGATGTCCGCACCCTCCTTCCACATCTTGATGATCTTGTCCTTCATCCGGTGGATGCTGGGGCCCGCCGAGACGATGACCAGGCTGCGGTCATGGGGGCGAGCCTTGCCCACCCACTTCCGCAGGAGGGTCAGGTTCTCCTGCACGTTGCCCACGATGTGATCCTTGGGCATGCAGTCCTGGGCCGTCACCTTGATGGGCACCGCGCCCATGCCAGCATCGGGGAGATCGGGGAGCCCGTCACCCACGGCGGCAATGTTGACGATGCCCCCGCCCACCACCGCATCCTTGCTCACGTAGAGCTTCTTGGCGCGGGGGATAGCGGCAAAGACCTTTTCGACCCCACGGAACTCGGGGATCTTGCCCTCGGCGTCTGCAGTGTAGTAGTCATCGAAGACCACCACCGGAATGGGCTTGCACATCTCCCAGTCGTGCGCGATGGTGGCGTCGCTGTGCCCCCCGTCGAGCCACGCGAAATCCGAGACGGGCACCTCCTTGAGAGTATCCTTGGTGTCACCTTTGGTGAGATGGAACTCGAAGTGCTTGCCCTTGGCACGCATG